CTTGCTGCGCAACGCCTGAAACAGCTTCGCCTAAAAAACCTTGAACAGCTTGAAAACCTTTTCCAGCCTGTTCAATAATGAATTTAATAGGGGCTGGCAGCTGCTCATACAAGCTGGCCATGGTGGACTTAATTGTGGCAGCTAGTCCTGAGAACACACTGACTACGCCATCCCTGATGGAGCTAGCCATATTCAGCACGTTGCCAATTTGCGTAGCAACTCCCTGGCCAATGACTGTGAACAAGCCAGTAACCACATCTGTGGCAAAGCTGACAGTCCCCATAAAAGCCTGAAAAGCTTTCTCTAACTCATAAGCCAAGTTGATGTTTTCGCCAAACGGAGCTAGTTCCTGGAAAAAAGCATTGACGCCAGCAATCAGACCACGGATAGGGGCCAGAACCAGTTTCAACGCAGCCCCGAACACCTCAACAGTGACAGCAGCCACTTTGAAAGTGCTCTTAAGTAGCAGGCCAAGCTCTTTACCATCCGAGAAGATATTGGAAAACGCTGTTTGCAATCGCTTCAGCGCACCGTTAATTGTGTCGCTGGCTTCAAACGCTGCTTTCGCTGCCGCGCCTTGTGAGTTCTTTTGATTCTCGAGCAGCTTGTTGAACTTCTCTGTGTCGTTCAACAAAGCCAAAATTGACGGGCCAGCTTCTGTGCCAAACGCCTTAATGACAGTGCCAGCATCCGCGCCAGAGGCTTTGATTTTCTGAAGTGTTCCTGCCAAACCTTCAGACGCCAGCGTGGAGCTGTTGATGGTTATCCCCAGATCTTTGAACTCATCACCAACCTTGCCCGCAGCTATTTGAGCAAACGCAGTCTTCAGCGCAGTGAATGTAACTTCAGCGCCTTGACCACCAGCAGTGATCTGAGCCACGGCTGCGTTGACCTCCTCTAGCGGAACACCCAATGCAGCCGCTACCGGAGCCACCTTTGCGATGTTGGCCGCATACTCACCGATAACAATCTTGCCGTCATTCTGGGTTTGGATAAACCCATCAACTAGCTTGGCCGCTTTATCTGCTTCTAAGCCGTAAGCGTTGAGCACAGAGGTTGCAGCATCGCCAACAGTATTGATGTCGCTGAAGCCGCCAGTCGCACCCTGACTGGCCGCTTTTAAGATGTTGGCCGCATCGGCTGCATTGGTGAAGCCAGCTGAAGCCACGTCATAGGCCGCACTAGTCAGATCCACCACGCTGGCCTGACCAGCAAGCTCACGGCTGACACCAGACAAACGCTTGGTCAGCTCATCACTATCGACACCAAGTGAGCGAACTTTGGCCTCTGCAAAATCTTGCTGCGCAAGAACTTGAAAAGCAGCGCCCAAAGAAGCAACGCCACCAATGATTGCCGAGATAGGACCAAGTGCCGTTTTGATTGCAACGCCAACAGATTTAAGACCTGCTGACGCCGCCTTGGATCCATTCGCTGCAGCGAAACCTGCCTTGCCTAAACCACGCAGGCTTGAACCCGTGCTCTTCATCGCGCCTTGCGATCGAGCCAAGGTATCGTTCAGCTTCTTCGCTGCAGTGTTGGCGCTGTTGAGCGCCTTAACGGCTTGCGTGGAAGTGACCCTTAACTCAATGTTGGCGACTGCCACGGCTGCACTTCAGCGATGATCAAAGTCTACCGCCGTCGCATTTTTGCGCGATCTATTGCCTTTTCTTCTCGTTCGGCTTTCACCTCATAGAACGCAGCAAAGTGAACAAGCTCCGCATCAGTCAACTCCGTGCGAAGCCTGCTCACCGTCATCCCGAGTTCGCAGGCCAGAAAAAACTCAAAATTGAGCCAGCTGTCCTGCTTTATTCGTTTTTTGCCTCCTCCAGGTCAGCCTCTTGATTTAGGCCAAACAGGAACAGCTCAACATCGTTGAGGACAGACTCGGGCAATTGACGCTGCAGCTTTGCCGCATCAGCGGCCGCAAAGGCTTTGGTGCCATCTTCAAGCTCTGCCATCTGACACAGCATCTGCGTGCTGATGTCCAAGGCTTCATCGGTGCCAGCCAAGCTCTGCGCCTTTTTACGATCTGCGCGCGTGATTGGCTTGAAGTACAGCTCAACGATTACGTCTCCAGCTGCATTCTTCAGCTCGAACTTGCGGCGCTGGTTGAGATCAAACGCCTCAACCAGCAAATCCACAGTGCGATTGTTAGCAGGCATTAAATAGCTTGAACGTATCGCTCAAACTATAGCCTCATCACTCAAGGTTAGAAGTGATGGTGCCAGAGGTCACAAAGTTGCAGGTGACAACAACCAATTCACCGACAGTAGAAGTGATTTCCATGTCAGTGATGATGCCGCCAAAAGCAACACTGTCGGTGCCAGTGGTGGTGCCAGTGGTGAACAGCTCGAAGCTTGCATCGGTTGCATCGTTAGCTTTAACGACATCCTCAATCAAGCCAGCTTGGCCAGTGGCATCAGGGTCATAAACCAGCTCCACCGTGCCAGAACCAGAAATCAAGCCACCGATGAAATTGCGGAATGTGTCACCGTGATCGGTGGTCTCGTAAGTTTCTTTGGTGATTGTCAGGCTCCAGCTGCGGGTGCCGACAACAGTTGCAAGCGAACCAGAACCAGTTTCAAACTGGACTGCGCCTTGTTCTCCGCGAAGGGTGGCCATGGTCAGAGTTCCTCGATGGATTCAAAGGTCACACGGACCTGAGTTTGAAAGTAGCCCTCGGGAGCTGGTGATGCCAGAGCCTCTGGACCTGTAGCAGCGTCGAAGAAAATCCCCGACACAATGACCCTATTGTAAAGGTCTCGAACGCGCTTACCAATCACATAATTAGCGCCAGGTCCAGTTCCTTGTGGCGTGAAGATGTTGATCAGGACAAGACCAACGATCCTGTTCTGGGAGCTTGTCGTTAAACCTTGGCCCAAGTATTCACCAGCGCCAAAGGACGTAAGGCACTGCACCCACGACGAGTTTGGTGTTGGCTCATAGGCCATATTGTGAAACACCACCGGGATGGCCGGACTGTTAGCAAGCTCAGTCGCCAGCCTGCCTTCAATCGTGGATCGAATGGTGTTTAGGTCTGCAGCAGCCATCAGCTTTGTCGTTTGATCCTTTCATACTCAGTCTTAATCCAGGGCTCAAGCTCTTTTGCAATGCGATCAGGAAAGCCAGGGACTGTGCCTTGCCTTGTTCTGTATTTACCGTTCCAACTGGGCGGCAGACTGGTGCCATAGCAAACAGGCTCCGCATATTCCACTCGATTCTCAACAGTGCCGGAGAAGCCATTGCTAGCCATCTCTGGCATCCAGCCATTTCGAAGATTGCCTGTCTCACCCACAGGCGTCTCTTCTTTAACTCGCCTGTGCCACTCAAACGTTGACGCCTTGACCAATTCTTTGACCTGGCCCTCAAAGAAGCCACCAATCTGATCAACCCGGATCTCGCGCGGCATGATCAGGCCCTCAAAATCAGCTCATGGGTGATCGCCGTGTTGTCCTGCTCAGTCGTCTGCACAGCGATGATCTGATGAACCACGCTGTTGATCAACACCACGTCCTTCGTCTCAGGTGCTGTTGCAAAGTCATCGGCGGCCACGGTCAGCCGCTTGTCACCAGCCTGGATCAGTTCGTTGACCTCACGCAGCGCCACATCCTCCAGCACGCCTTTCACGTCTGTGTCGTCATTCGTTTGACTGATGACACCCGTGGTCGTGTTGTATGACCCGGCAGTAACAAGCCGAATCGTCACATCACCGCCAAACTTGCCGATGATCGTTGACGCAACCTTGGCCAGCGAATCAGCAAGTGCCATCAGACGCGATAAGCGAGGCAGGCGCCGCTGGTCAGCGTGATGCTTGTGATGATGCCTGACAACTTGGTGTCAGCCACAAAAGTCTCACCGGCCAAAGTGTTGCCGGTTGCGTTCTGCACCGTGATTGAGTCAATCACCGTGTCTTCCTTGAAATAAATCAAGCAGAAGCGGCCAGTGTGTGCAGCGGTGTCTGAGATGAACTCGAAGCCGCCTTTGAGGTCTCCGTACATGGTCAGCTCCGTTTGATAGCGATGTTGCCCGGTCCGCTAATTCTAAGACCCGTCAAGTACCTTTCAAACATCGGTGGCACATGATCTGCGCCGACAGCACCTGTCTTGTCTGGCGTGACATCCAAACTGCCAATCTTGACGTTCTTAAAGTCGTTCAAACCACTGAGGCTGATGCCGTCAGTGTTGTTGTGCAGGTAAACAGCAAGCTCAATCTGAGCACGCTTGATCTGATCAGGAATCTCAGTCTCTGAAAAGTAATCCTCAGAGATGCGGAACGGGAAACCCGTTGCGTAGGTATTGACGTAGGTGTCAGGCTTGCGAACACCAGTGCGCGGCCATTGCAGTGCCTGCGTATTGGTTGCCCTTGCGCCAATAAATCTTTCACGATCCAAGCGTTGCGCCGCTGCTGCAAGCGCCCGGTTGCGTGTGTCATCAGTGCCCGTGCTCCACTTGGAAACATCGGTGCTGCTGATCATGGCCTCGACGTAGGCGTCAGCTTGCGCCAGCGTCATGTAGCTGT